TGCCATGTTGGTGCGGTTCATATTACTGTCCCACGTTGTCTTTGAACGACATCCACACTGCACCTGCTATGAATAATAGCAGACCACCAGTGGCCAGTCGAACAGTTGTTTGCCAAACAGCCTTGCGTGTATCACGCCATGCGGACAACAGACTGCGTAACTCGTCCAGATCCTTTGGCGCACTCTCGTCATGCAAGCCAAGCTCCTCAAGCGCGGCCCTCGCTCCTCGCTTCGCGGATCGGTCGAGCATTGCTTCTAGCTCTTCAGCTGTTATCTGCACGTTACTCATGTCAGCATTTCCATCTTTTGCGGGCAGCCTTGCCCCGTTCGCCTGTCCAGCTCCCAGACCGTGCACAAAAAGATGCCTTACGAGCCTTGTCCGCTTTGGTCTTAGGATTTGGAGCTGGCGCCTTCAAATTGCTGCCGGTCTTTTTGTTGTACTTCGCGCGGCCCTTAGCTGTGAGGCCCGCGCCTTCTTTGACGGAGAGTTTCTCTCCGCGTCCAACTGAAAGATTCACGCCAGACCTTGCCATGCTGCCACCTAGCTGTAGAAGATGTTGGCCGAAGTGACGTTTGTCATCTCGACGTAGATCCCCTGGCGCACAAGTAGTCCCTCGCCTGGAATACTGAAGATGTTGGCATAGGTGTCACCCGCTGAAACCTGCGTGCTGAAAACCCAGCCACCCTTCCCGTTCACGTAAGAGCAAACAACGGTGCCTGAAATGGTGCCGCTGTTGAGCTCTGTGAGAGTGAACGCGTTTGCCGATGTCACGGTGATGGGGTAGTTGCCAGAAGAGGCCTCTCCGCCTGTTCCTGTGCGGAAGGCGATACCTACGATGTCCCCAGTCTTCAAGCCGTGACCAGTCGAGGTCACAGTCACTGTCGTACCAGATCGTGTGTAGGTTGCTGCTACGGGAGCAGTCAGCGTGTCAAAGATGTTGAGGTAGCCAGCCGTGGCTGTCCCAATATAGGACAGCCCCGTTATCCGAGCTCGCCCCAGAAGAGCAAAACCGGAGCCGGGGCGGTGAACACTTTTTGTATCAGAACCAGCCATGCTGTATCTCCTTAACCTGCGGAGACAGAAAGCGTTCCGCCATCATTCCAGAGAGCACCAGCAACGCTAGGGTCCGATGTCGGGACAACGAAGACGTTGTCTGTAGCTGTTGCGGTAAGAGTGCCTGTGGCTGTTACTGTTGTGGCTGTAACTGCGCCTGTGACGTCGCCAGTCACATCACCTGTGATGTCGCCTACGAAGCCGTTGGCCGAGTTTACTGGTCCAGAAAATGAAGTCGTACCCATTGGAATCTCCTGTCGGGGTAAGTGTCAGCCGCACAATGCAGCTGTCAGGGATGTCCCCACACTACAAGAAATGGCCTCGAAAGAAAAGGGTTTAAACATACTCGAACCTCCAACCCTTATACGGCCCACGGCTCAACGCCTTGCCTGACCTAACAGAGCGCTGAACCGTCGGAAGAAAGATGCCGAGCTCCTCCTTAATCGCCGTGGTCCTAGAATACACCGTCTCTGTCCCGTCTGGAGCAATCGCTTTGACAGACTGACCCATCTTGGCCTTCGACTCCTCGCTGTGGGACTTACCAAGCCAGTTCTGATTACCTGTCACCCGTTCCGCAATCGCCTGACGCTCTTCTGCCGAGCGCACATGCCCAAGAGCATTGGTGTTCCCCTTGAGCCCCTCAGACATCTTCTGGCGCGTCTCCTCCGTCGGGATGAACCGGCCGCCGCGGCCCTCGGCTAACGCAGCGTGGACCTTGGTCCTGATCTTCTCCTTGGTCTCATCGCTGTGCTTTCTGCCCGTGCGTGGGTCCGAGGTTTTCCACTGCTCAATAGTTGCTTCGCGTATCACCTGCTTCTGTTGTTCTGTTAGGGTTGCCCCATAACGAGGGTGGTCTTCTTTTGCAGCCCCCCTCCAAGGCGCCCCCGAACGGAGCCCGTGGTTGTAGCAGTGCGGCTGCCCCACATGTTGTTCCAGCCACTTGTCCTCAGCCGCCTGTAGCCCATCAGTGGTAGGCATCCGCTCTACGACCTTGAACTCAAATGCCTCAGAGCCGTACTTGTTCCAAGCTGCCTGTAGGTGGGCGCAGTGATGTGTGCCACAATTCAGTTTGTTTTTATGGGTTTTCCATCGAACGTACCTCTGGACAGTGCTACCAATGTAAAACTTGTCGTTCAGATTGTTTTTGATCCAATAAATAACAGCTTCTTTCATAGTTATGACTCCTGTGTTTAGTATAGTTATGAGTATAGGGTCTAATAATTTAGATATCAAGCAAAAGAAAAGCCCCGCCGAAGCGGGGCTTAAAAAGACCTAAGTCCTTGTTTTTATTAGGCTGCGCCAGGTGAAGCAAACACGGCGCGAGGGTCACTGAACCCGAAGCTGTAACGCTCCCTCGCTTTGAACCTCATGTTACCTGTGTCGAAGTCGGCTTCCATGCCGGTCGACAGAGGTGTGCGCTCGAAGTGTACGAAGCCACGAGGTGCGTCAGTCTTGATGAAGAACGCATCTGGATCTGTGAGGAAGTCGTTGACAGCGTAGCCGTCAGGAAGCATCCCCATTGATTTAAGCGCGTTCACATCGTTGTCGGCTGTGCCGACGCGGAGGTTCGACACCATCAGACGCTCTGCGATAAACTGCAGTTGGCGAGGGATGACAAGCTTCAGGCCGCGAAGAGCGATCTTCATGCCGCGCTCATCAACAAAACCAGCAATGTTGATCAAAGCATCTTCGAGAGATGTTTCGTTCAGGTCAGCTGCAGTTGATGGAGTGTTGGCAAAATCACCACCGTTAGCAAGTGGGTGGTCAGTCGCACAAAGCGCCTTACCGTCGCCACCAGCTGAAGCACCACCTGTAAAGGCGTTGTTCAGAACAGCGGCGGCTTTCACCTGCTTGGAGTGAGCCATTGAGCGTGCAAGGGCACGTGTATAGCGTGAGCCAAGACGGTCGTAAAGATTGTCTTCGATAGCTTCCTCGGTCAACGAGAACGCCAGAGCGACAGTCTCGTGGTTATACCGAGCAGTGTAAGCCTCACCAGCTTCGTCGAAGTTGATGCCTGAACCCTCAGATTTAGTCGGTGCTGCGCCGAAACCGGTCAGCATGACTTCCTCTTCGAATGCACGATCAGAAGACTCAGTGGTGAAGATTTCGGAGTGCTGGTTTTCGTAACGACCATACTCCATGCCAAAGAGGGCGTTAAGACCCGGCTCCAGCTCTTTCGCGAGTTGTGCGCGTGAAATAGCCATGTTTCAGCCCTCCTTAAACGCCAGTAGTCGACGGAGTACCAGCTGCAATACCACCGTTGGCGGAATTGAAGTGGTTATTCAGTCGAACCATTACAGGGATACCAGCAGCGGTGAAGTCTTGGTTATCGGGATCGTTTTGGAAACCCATAATCCGCAACTGCAGAGCAGCTGTAGCAGCGATTGTGCTAACACCCAATGAACCAGCAGACAGACCAGTTGAACTTGAACCAGTTGTTGCTGCGGCGAAGTTCGCATTGATGAACACGTGACCGCGAGCCGTGGCTTCGTTGGTCAGTGAGGCATCTGATGCAATCACAAACGTCTGCATTGGGTCGTCATAGACGAACGCCTTTACAGGATGGTCTGTATCTGCACCTGAACCAGGCCAGTAGTTAGAGAAGATCTTTTCACCAGTGGTTGAGGAAACGTATTCACAGCCCCAGAACACACCCAGCAGACCTACCGTGCCACCCGCATCTGCACCAACGATGTCAATGACACCTGTGGAGAGAGGGATAACAGGGGAACCCTGATAGATAGCGTTCGTGTTGCCTGCAGCAATACGATACTCAGTTGCACCAGTGCTGTTGGCGTTCTGACCCACTTTTCCAATGGGACGAAGACCGAATGCGCCATTTGTATTGGCCATTTGACAGCTCCTTTAGCTTTCAGTTAATCGGTAGACCCACGTCCACCGAAGGATACACGACTTTGCCGATTGTTTTGAATCGGCATCGAAGGATGTGACTCCTTCATTAAGTCCTGATCGACAGCCTGCATCTGTTCGCGGGTCCGGTTCCCGTAATACGCGGATCGTTCTTGCGCAGTCTCGACAGGGATGCGACACAACATCAGACCACCTTGACCAATAACGCCTGCGTAACTCCCAGAGTCAATCACAGGGGCGTGGTATGTTGGATACTCATCAGCACGGACAGGTTCCCATCCTTCCCGAAGTTTGGATGTGACGTTCATCACGTCCTCCTCGCCTCGCATAGCTGTTCGAATCCAACGGTGCACATAGCCTTCAGGGGCGTCAGGTGCTTGTAGGTGACTGGGCGGTGCCCATGGTTTACGGCGCGCGGTTGTTTCACGCGATTCGGTTGCTCGTGGAGCTCGTTTATTATCAGTCATCAGATCAATCCTTCACGTACTTTGCGTATTCCTCAAGAGGGACGTTCAGCTTTTTCGCAATAGCGATCTGCGACGGTGAGAGCTTCACGGTCCTGCGCCCTGATTTTGTGCTGCGGGATGCTGAAGAGCCAGCAGGTGCGACCTGACTATTCCCCGATCTCTTCTCCACCTTGAGCTTGTTCGGAAACTCCGAACGCATACGGCGGTCGATTTCACTATAATACTCATCGCTCTGTGGGTCAAACCCTTCTTCCTCGACAAGTCTACGGTGAACACCGAAGGCGGCATAGGTCATGACCTCGTCTTGACCAAACCACGTGTTCTTCTCCGCCCAACCCTGTGCCTTTTGATCGACCGCGGGAGCAGCTTGTTGTTGCTGCTGCTGGGGAACATACTGCTGTTGGGTCTGCTGTTGCGCTGGAGCCTGCAAGCGCTGATCAGCGCGCTGCTTGGCTATTTCATAACGATCTTTGTCAGAGGTCGCTCGTGCCAGAGCCTCCTGAGCTTCGATCATTTTGTCCGTATCGCCAGCGTCATAAGCGTCCTTGTAGTTACGGCGAGCCGACGTAACTTGTGCCTCGATCCGGGCGCCATACTCGTTCAAGTACCCGCTATCCAGCTGCTTCAAGCGACCTTCGAGCTGTTGCTTTTCCTGCAACAACTGCTGAGCAACACGAACAGCCTCTTGGCGATCGCGCTCTTCCTTACGGTATTTCTCCGTCAGGCGAGAGATGC